ATTTGGGTGATATATTGAACAACCTGTTTTGGAGGCAGGTTCTCCCTCCAACTACTGCCGAAACAGTAGCACCAGCATCATAACCCCCTATTATGATGTATGTTACCAAGCGTCGTTTCCCGGTTCCATATGATAATATGGAATCGGAACGGAAGGATCCTTGATAACACCGTGGGGAAGTAGAGGATGAATGCTAACATCTTCTACTCCATCATCCTCAACATATCCCGCAGAATCGTCTTCAGAGACGTCTTCTACAGTGATACGCGAGGGAGGGGCGCCTCCTCAACCACCATATTCAAGTGGAAGGGGACGACCTGTAACGCCAGAGATAGGATTCTGGCCTCGGTTACGCATGACTTGACGAAAGCCAGCATAAGCGAGAGCCTGACCCATCCTACGAGTGGCGTGCAGGAGAACATCTCTCCCTCCTGAACCAAAATTCGTTAGAAGTTCGCCGGCCAAAGACGAATAACTCCAAGAATTGGAGTTATCAGATTGCATAACGGTTGTAGGATCTACAACACCGAATGAATTCTGTGCCTTTGGGTGATTCAACGCTTTAGCTAAAGCTAAAGGGTCATAGAACGACGGAATTATGGGACAGAGAGAGAATGTGTTCCTTATAGGAAGGAACTCAATGTTCAGGACAATAACGTATTCGAAAGTTGCTGTAGGAGCGATTCCATCCGCGAACCAACCAAGTTGGCCCGGGTTATTGTAATCAGCTACTCCAACACTAACGGCGTTACTGCTAATGACGGTATGATAACGATAGTTATCTCGGTCTGAAGGATGCCAGCGAATGGCGCAGACTTGTTGACTATTTACAGGTTTATCCTCCGTAATTTCAGCATTGAGAAAGCCAAAACTATTCGCAGTCGTAAGGATAACAGGAGCGAGTCTATCGTTAGCAGGATAGAAGGCACACAAGTTCCTACCCTGGTTTGCTGCCATAGCATTGGTCTGCATTATTGCAAGACCGGCAGAAACCACTCTATACTGACGAGCAAATCCAGCTACCAGATCTCTATCCGGAAAGTTGATTGCTGAAGCATAAGTAATGTTAGTACCCGAATAGGTACTAGCGAACTTTATGCCGTTAGTTAGAGTAGGAGTGAACACTATAGATTGAGCATAACGCCCTGTCGTACCATCTTGGATGGCTTCCAGGGTGCCCCTCATTCTAAGTGACACTACTCCTGAAGGATTAGTTACTTCGTCTGGTATTCGCATCCCGTGAACACCAAACGGATCTACTAATGTTGCAAGGTAGCCATCCCTGGCGTAACTCTCAACATGATTAGTAGAGCGAGTGCGAGACTTCGATTTCGATTTGGGCGCTTGATTAACGATAACAGTAGTCTCATGCTGTTTAATCGCGGCTTTGACGGCTTGTTTAGCGGCATTGCGCACCCTCTGATTGATTTCTTTGACCATATATGGGATCCATCCGGTCAGGATAGACTATACATCATAAAGTACCTCAAGAGAGGCCTACCCGTGTAGTCGTTCGGCTTTTAAGGTATTCAACTCCCGTTGGAGTTCATTGTCGCAATCCTATGCCCGTTCTGGCTAACACTAACCCATCTCTCCGCAGAGAGGGTATACAAGTTAGAAGCAGACGTGGTTAAGGGATTTGTAGACTTCAGAAGGAACCTATTTAGCACGGAAGTATTAAGTTATAGTAACTCATTAAAGGTAGTTATCGTTTGCGACGAAGTCGGGCGTTTAACTAGTGTAGATATACACGAAACTTTAACCGGTTACTACAACACCGTTTTGGGCAATTTATTCTTTATGACCCCATTGCCTAAGAGATTAGGCCGATATGGTTTAGTTGATGAGAGATGGTTTGTAATAGGGTGAACCAATAAAAGAGCCTATCACAATCTTGCGTTTTGTCAAGGGAATAACGTCTTTACCTATTCGATAATGTTTGTCTGATTCTTCATCCAGAGGAACAATATCATAGGGCCTATACTTTAATCGACGTATAGGTCTAAGAGGCCTGTATGGACTCGGGAAGCAGTCCAAATGATTGTTACCAACCATGCTAGCTCCAAGCAGTCTTTGCTCGGGCGTTATTCTAAACTTAAATCCTTGAGGGCAAGATACCCCTAACCCCCCGACGCTCGTTGGGAGAAAGAGGTTTCTAGAGCACACCTTTCCATTAATAAAGATCCTGCATTCATCCTTTATAGCTTCACTATGTTCGACAATGAAAGACTCCAAGAGTGCTTTCTGCCGTCCAGGGAGAGATCCTTTAAGCACCTGGTCCAGGATAGCGGTATAATTGGTCTTAAGATCAATTTCCGTACCCCCTTGAACCTTATGCTGACCATAGAACAGGCCACAATTTAGGAAGTCTATACGAAACGGAGTTGTATTTGGCTTATTAGCATCATAATCGATAGAAACACTATTTATGTTTGCGTATCGAGAGTGATGATATGCTTTACCTAATGACATTTCAAGTCCTACTTTCCCAGAAACATCGGAATGTTTCTGAAAGTATCTCTTAGGTGCGAAGTACAGCATATCGTCTCCATTAACCTTAACTCGTTTAAGGCGCTCATGGAGCTTAAGACCAAGATCCTCATGGTAGTCCTGAGTTACATCAAGGTATACAGCCAAATTGGCAAGACAAAGAATAGGGAAAGAAAGATTACTTCCCATTAATTGTCCTGACATTTGTTCATATACCTGATCAACTCTCTCACCTGGATAGGTGAGAAGATGTGGCGCAAGGACTGGCCAGAGGTACTCAAACTCGTCTCTAGGAAGAAGTGAACAAACCTTCTGGAAGATAGCCGAGCTAAGCTTCCAAGATAGATTATCAGTGGCTGCACTATAATCAATAGACAACCATTCACATTCTTCTCTACTCTCCGGATGAATCATATCAATGAGCATTGTAGGACAGAATTCTTGACCTATAAGGTTGAAGCAAGGCATGTCTCTTAGAGCACCATGCATAGCTTTCTGGAGTCTCTTCGCCAGGTAATACTCTACAGCATTACCCTTAGATATGACCCTCACCTTCATAGGTTCACGAATTGCCTGAATCCTACAATACAGCTGATCTCTACGATGGAAATCAGAGAATCTCCTTTTCGCTAGGTACGATTCCCATTTCTCACTCATGGCAAGCTCTCTCTTTTCTACAACCATAGGAACTACACCGTACTTAGTACATACTGTAGGTTCCCAGGACATAGATATGAGATCACTGATAGGAGTAAACTCTCGACTAACACCGGATTCTTCGGATAAGAATCCAAGAGCGCCACCAAGTTTCCTTGATGCCTCAAAACAAGCGTTAGAAGAAGGACGAAGACTGTACATTTCCTCTATATTGTACAGATCCAAAACTTTACGAGCTACAGCATCTAGAACTTTGTTTAGATGTTCGTTTTGGAGGACACGTTTAATTGTCTCATCTTCTCCTTTATCAGGACTGGTTAACTTAATTTTATGATCATCATACGTCATCTGCTCGTATTCATCCGAGACAGCAAGAGTAGATCTTTTAAGTTGTAACCAGGAGTACCAGAAGTGGGTGTTGCGGCGACAATAAGCATTGATCCGCGCGCGATACCATCTTCTCAACTTCCCTGAGAATTCAAAGTAGAAATCTGTTTCGGCATATTCTACTTTTCGCTCAGGGGGTTCGTTCCGTAGGTAAAGAGCAATAGGGCGGTTTAATAAGTCTTTGACTTTCATTATCCACTCTTTCTCAGTTTTCGATTGATTTAGAAATTTCGTAAGAAAATCTTCTAACTCATCAATTATGAAAACTGGCATCTCATGATGCTTTACCAACTTCTTAACACCTCGAACCAAGGCGTTCGTCCTTAGGTGGAGATCCTTTTCTCTCGGACAGGGAGAAGGATCATGTGTTAACTTAAGGCATGTTAACGGTGCCTGTCCTATCGTGCCGGTGGCTGACAGCCATCGGTGCGGTGTTATATTATCAACATCACGCTTGATAGAACTTTCAAGATTATTTAAGTTTTCTTGCATTTGCGATAAAA